ATTATTTCACTTTGGAAAACCGTTCTTCCAGAGCTCACTCAGCCTAGAGACTGGACACCTGCCAGACAGAAGCAACTAGCCGCCCGTTGGAAAGATCATCCCGACTTGGATTGGTGGAAAGATTTATTTACCGAGATTCGAGACTCGACATTCCTCATGGGTAAAACACCAAAGCCATTTGTGTGCCGATTGGATTGGGTGTGCAAGCAAGAAAACCTAACGAAAATTTTAGAGGGGACATACCACCATGAGCGTGATTGATAAAACCGCAAACATTGGCGGCGGTTTAACGGTGGATGAAAAACGACGCGAAACAAATCGTGCTGAATGGGAAAGAAGATATTCACAGTTCATGCCGCATCAGAAATTATTCGAGCCGCAACACTCAGCGGAGAACGTGAGCCAGTACCAATCAAGAATTTATACACTTGGTAAACGCTACCAAAGACTTCCAGGTCATGAACAGCAAGTTATTCAGGAAGCTAAGAAAGCAGGGTTTCATTGGCGTGGCGAACCCCATGCATTGTTTGTGCAGTTTTTTGAAGAGTGGGAGCGACAGCAGTACATGAAGCCTAGCGAGCGTAAAAACTATCGCAATAAAAAATACGGGTTCGTGCAAGAGCTTAAAAATCAGGAAATCGATAACGAATCAGTCAAACAGCAACAGCAGTTATATGGAGAAACAGGATGATTGAGTTACAGCAAACAGAGATTGAAAAATCAAACGAAGAAGTAACGAAAGCAAAAACAACCATGCGTGATGCTTTGCTACAGGTGGGCGCATTACACGAAAACATTAAAGACTTATCTGCATTAACAAAAGAGTTGCAGGAAATGATTCAACCACAAGCACATTAGGCATGCAAGGAGATTACCACTTACTACGCAGCGAGAAAGCCGCTAGAGAATGGCTTGATTATCTTATTGTTAATCATGATTGGAAAAGACCGATTGCTGTTAAGTCTGAGTTAAACATAGGAACACGATCACTCCCTCAGAATGCAGCCATGCATGCTCATTTTAAAAACTGCTCAAGTGCATTAAATGAAATTGGCTTAGATAAGAAAATGGTGTTTGAAGCAATGAAGCAGGGTGTAGGCACATTGTGGACACCGCCAAGCTTTAAAGAAGATGTTTATAGACCCGTGATGACAAAAGTCACTGGCAAGAAATCAACAACACAACTGAACAAGATGGAAGTCTCTAAGGTTGATGAGGTGTTAGATCAATTCTTTGCAGAGCGATTCCCTGAGTTCAAGTATCCATTGTTTGCAAATAAGGAGGTGTTACGTAATGCCTAGAATATATAAAAACGCATGGCAGCCTTGGGAAGATATCTATTTAGCAAAAGGCTTAGAGCTTGGCTTGATGGCTAAGGAGATCAAAGAAAGATTCTTCAAGTACTCAGATAGAAATGTAAAAGCAATTACATCACGCTTATACAAACTCAAACAACGCGGCCACAGGAAGACACCTGAAGAAGCGAGAGGCTTAGGACGATTGTATTTCGATATGCCAAAACCCCACGAGTTACCAAACAAAAACTATAAACATCACGGCGACTCAGCAACACACATATTAGGTCACACGATTTATGTTCTGTAATGGCTAAGAAATCAGAACGACAAAAACTAGAAGCAAAGCTTGACGCTGTTTTTAGTAAGTTAATAAGGCTTAGAGCTAACTATGTTTGTGAGTCATGCGGGATCGACCTTATTAACGATAAGGGGAAAATGGATTGCTCGCATTACATCGGTAGAGCAAACAGGCATGTACGTTGGCACTCGTTAAACGCAAACGCTCACTGTAAAAAATGCCACTTAAATTTTACACATCGCAATTGGGAGCACGTAATTTGGTTTAGGAAGGTAATCGGTCAAGGTGTAGAGGATCTCATCTATGAGCGCATACAAGAGCGTGACAGGCACATGATAAAAAACAGCATTGAAGATCTTAGAGACATGCTGGGGCACTACGAGCAAGAGTTAGAAAAAATGACCAGCAAAAGGGATAACAGACAAATGCAGTGGTTGGAGTTTCAGGATTATGACTAAGGTGGAAACAGTGAAGATTAAACAATATCTAAAGGATTTTAAAACAAACATGATACTTGGTTGCAATGCTTGCTGTGATGATAGAGCAATTACAGTGATTGCGTTATTGATGTGTCTATCGTTTTTATTAGGCGTGGTTGTATTTTAAAGATCATTCAACAGGGTAAAGAAATATGAGGGAAGCGATTGATTTCAATTGTAGCTGGGAGGTTCATAGGGTTTTATACAAATTTGGATATATCCCTGCCTTATGCGCTCAAGCCGGTATCGCCTTCACTCTTGCTAAGTTAGAGCGGTCTGGTGCAATTAGTTTGACAAGCGATGAATAACCTAAAGGTGTACTTTGAATAGAGATGAAGTAGAAGAATGGCTAACTCAGTGGGGGATCTATCATCGTGGACATGAGAAAAACCACAATGACTTTGATCCTGAAAACCATGTTTACAAGATTGAGAAAAGCAATGTATTCAGGCCGTACACGCCCAACACAAATACTTATGAGCAAATTATAGGAAAGCCTGTCGGAGAAAATAAAATGGTTGTAGGGGCTGACCCAAAACACATCGATATACATAAGGTGGAAACGATAGATAAGCTCATCCCAGGAAGGCCAATGCTAGAGATTCTATTGCTAAAGGAACTTTATATTAATATACCTGTTAATCCAAACAACAGAAAAGAAAGAGGCGAATCATGGATTGCAAAGAAGTGGGGAGTTGGTAGACAAGTTGTTAAGTCAGTACATACAAGGTTAATTCAGTTCATACAAAACGAACTTGAATTGACAAACTAACCAGTTTGGGGTACAATTCGCTATCATCTAAGAATACCCGAAAGCCTTCACGTTAACCCGTGAGGGCTTTTTTCGTTGTACCGAATAAAAGTCTGTAGACGTACAGGAAATCTGGGGCACAGCCTCTCAATGAAGCGCAAACTGGTCTGAGGTTAACGGAGCGAGCTTCTCAGTATCTACGCTCCACAAATTACTAAAGCCTGCCAATTCGGTGGGCTTTTTTATGCCTGAAGGAAAATCAAATATGGACAGTGAAAGCTACGACGTTAAATTTGAAGAAGACGGCGAGACTATTGAAGTCAACGGCATAAGACACGAAGTCCACCCCGATGTATTCGATGCTTTTTACGCATTTGCAGTTGAGCAGATTATCGATTACGGCACAGACGAGACGCAACATTGAGCAAGGGTAGCAAACAAAGACCAGAGCTAGTCAAAGGTAGTTATTCAGAAAACTATGATCGGATCTTTAGGAAGTCACATGAAGATTTTAATAAGCGCATTGAGAAAATACTAACTGATGATTGTGCGGTGAAACCTGGTATTGGAGAAGAAAACCATTTATGGCCCAACAATGGCGGGAAAATTGTTGATATTGATAAGGCTATAGATAAATACGGTGAAGACGCTATGAAGGCTTGCGATGATTTGCCATTTTAGCTGTAGATCTATCTATGCCTGAGTGTCTGGGCGTTATCCAGTCATTGGGCGCAGTTCTTCTAATAATCATTATTTTGCCAGTCTGTGAACTGACAGTAAGAGGTTACGACAAGACAGCAAACATAGTAGGAGCGATACCAGTTTTAATGGTGTTTATCCCGTTCTTATTTTATTGAGCAAATAATAGCCAACCATTAAGGAGCTAAATATGGGTCAAGACCAATTTGGATTAGACGCATTTTATTCATTTGTTTTATTTTCAGAGTCAGAAACACCTGAATTTGGGGTGATAAAAAGAAACCCTGTAAACAACAGAATGGAGTACCACTTTAATTATGGAAGTGGCAATAGAAAATCATCTCCAGAAGATTTAAGTATTTATATCTTGAGCTTAGAAAGCGCTCTAAGCCAAGCTAAAACAGCAAGACGGTATCTTGATATAAATACCGAAATTGAGATAAGAGAGCTAGATGAAAACAACAAATAGCTAACCAAGGATGGAGCTATGCCAGACACAAGAACAAGAGCAGATAAGAATCGAGCGATAAGGCAAGAGGAGCTGCGAAAGCAATTATCAGCACAAGGGCATCATCAGCATGTCGTTGAATTATCTAAAAAAATTGAAGAAGCAGATACTAGCTTAGAGGTACAAAAGTACAAAGCTAGTGCTGACATTCAATTAAAGCTAATGGGTAAGTATTTACCTGACCTTAAAGCAACAGAACATACAGGCGAAGGCGGCGATCCTTTGACTGGTTTTGTTATTGAATTAGTAGATGCAAAAAAGCCTACAGATTCCTAAAGCCTTTGAGGAATTATTTAAGCCTTATCGTTACAAGATATTTTATGGTGGGAGAGGTGGCGCTAAGTCATGGCAAGTCGCTATTGTCTTGTTGGCTATGGGTGCTAGTAAGCCAGTTAGAATATTCTGCGGTCGTGAACTACAAAAAAGTATTAAGGACTCAGTACACAAGCTATTAGCTGATCAAATTAGACGACTAGGGCTTACAGGTCATTACGAGATTCTAAAGTCTACGATTATAGGTAAGCCTGGCACATCAGCAGAAGGGACAGAGTTTATCTTTGACGGTATTAAGAATGCTGTAACAGAGATCAAATCACTAGAAGCGATTGATATATGTTGGATAGAGGAAGCTGATAAAGTTTCTGATAACTCATGGGATATATTAATACCGACTATTCGTAAGGATGAGTCTGAGATATGGGCAACATTCAACCCTAGTGCTAAACATGCGCCAACTTATAAGCGATTCGTACTAGATCCCCCACCCAAAGAGAAGAACGGCAAGCCATATGCTTACGTTAAGAAGGTCTCATGGCGTGATAACCCTTGGTTTCCTGAAGTGCTGAAAGACGAGCTAGAAATTCTCAAAGACAAAGACTACGAGAAGTATCTACACGTTTGGGAAGGTGAGGTTTTACAGTTTGCGGAGGGCGCTATCTACGGCAAACAGATGAAGAAGGCCAGAGAGGGTAAGCGTATTGCTGATATCCCTATCGAGCCTATTGTTGAGGTAGAAACGTTCTGGGATTTAGGTAAAGACGATTCGACCAGTATCTGGTTCTTACAAAAGGTTGGCCCTGAGTATCGTTGGATTGATTACTTCGAGATGAATAACTGGGAGATAGCTGATTACTGCAAGGTAATTAAAGGCACTCATCCTGAAGTCTCAGAAGAAGATAACGAGAGGCGTTCTAACTATAACTACGGCACACACTACATGCCGCATGATGTTGACGTTGAGTTATTGGGTATGCCGGTTAATCGTAAGAAGCAATTCCAATCAGGCGGTGTAAAACCTATCAAGGTTGTGCCAAGAGTATCTGATTTAGGGACAGGTATTGATTTAACTAGAGAGCTATTAGCTTCTAGTTGGTTTCACGAAAAGTATGCAGAGCAGGGTATTGATGCTTTGTGTAACTACAAATACGAATACAAAGAAGATGATGGGGTGAATAAGAAAGTCCCTCATCACGATTGGTCAAGTCATGGCGCTGATGCGTTTAGACAGTGTGCCCAAGGTTATCGTAAGACCAAGAAAGAGAATAAACCATTAAAGATTGATAGGAGTTGGGTCGTATAAATGGCAGGGTTATTAGGTTATTCACAAGATGAGATGGTGCGTCTTGCTAATGGAGGTAAGTTGTCACCTAAGCCTAAAGGGTTGTTAGGTGATGCGCATTGGATGGATAAGCTCGCAATGGGAACTATGGCAACGCCATTACTAGGTGATGTCACAGGACTAGCGGCAGATGCTAGAACCTTTATCCAAGAGCCTGAGAGTAGAACACCAGCTAACTTTGGGTTGAGTGCATTAGGTCTTTTGCCGTTCATGCCTGCAATGGGAACGATTAAGGGTTTAGACTTTAAAGGGCAGTCAAAATTATTTACAGATAAGGTGTTTAATAAACCAGTCGGTAGACCAAGCGCAGCCGCGAGAGATAAAGCTGACGAATTAATAGATACTGGCGAATATAGTTCTATTCCTATGTCGAGCGTTAATGTTGAGGATTTGATTCCCACACAGAGATTTATACATGAATCGAATATGGGGAGGTTAGACCCTGTGGACTCTAATACAGGGGCATATATCCTTAAAGAGGATGGGAAATATTACATATTGGACGGCCATCATAGAATAACAAATAGGATTTCAGCGGGCGATAAAAACATTAAGGCCCATGTGTTTGAGTAAAACACCTTGTTAGATTAAAAATTATATCGCGTCGTGATGACGCTAAATCCCAAGGACGGAAATGGAATTAACAGAAGAAGCTTCCAAGGTTATTGGAAGCCAAGGCACCACTGCGTCCGAAAAGATGGACGACATCAAGCTAGCCCAGATTATCGATGCAGAAATACACTCTGCTGTGGGTTACGAGGATGGTGAGCTAAGTGGTGACAGGCAATTCCTGTTAAACCGCTATTACGGTGAGCCTTACGGTAACGAGGTAGAAGGGCAGTCTCAAGTATTAACACGAGAAGTCTTTGAGACTGTCGAGCAACTCATGCCTTCCTTTATGCGCATCTTCGCGTCTGGTACTGAGATTGCTAAGTTTGATCCTATCGGCCCTGGTGATGAGCAGCAGGCCGAACAAGAAACAGAATATGTTAACCATGTCTTTTTCAAAGATAACAATGGTTATGAAATCCTACACACATGGATTAAAGACGCATTACTTCAACGTAATGGGTCGGTCAAAGTCTATTGGGAAGCGAACGACAACCAATCTAAAGAGACTTACGAAGGATTAACGCAAGAGCAGTTAATGATGCTCTTATCTGATCCTAAAGTAGAGCCGTTAGAGTTTACGCCTAATGAAGATGGTACGGCTGACATCAAAGTATCAGTCCAAGAAGGTGAGCCGGGTAAGATTGTCGTTGAAAACGTCCCACCTGAAGAGTTCTACGTCTCTAAAGATTTAAGATCCACTGACTATCGAGATCCATCATGTGATTTCGTCTGCCACAAGGTGCGTAAGTCTGTGTCACAGCTTATCTCAGAAGGCTTTGATAAAGACATCATCATGTCATTGCGTACTGGTGAAGAGAATGCAAACTTCTTTGGCGAAGCAGTTAATAGACGCAAGTTAGAAGACGAATACTTGAAGTATGAAGACGAAGGGTTAGATCCTTCTAATCGTACTATCTGGGTAGATGACGTCTACATGAAAGTAGACTTTGATAATGACGGCATTACTGAGTTACGCCATGTTATTAAAGTTGGCAACAAGATCTTAGAGAACGAAGAAGCCACTGAGATTCCATTCGAGACCATCACGCCTATTATTATGGGGCATAAGTGGGTTGGTTTGAGTGCTGCTGACATGGTGGTTGACTTGCAAGAGCAGTCTACAACGTTACGTCGTCAGATGTTTAACAATTTATACAACGTCAACATGGGTCGCACAGTCGTTAACGAAGACACCATTAATATGGATGATCTTCTAAGCCCTGTGACTCACGGTGTGGTTAGAAACGAAGGCGATCCTTCAAGTGCAGTTGTTCCTTTAGCTGTTCCTCCCGTATTAAACCAAATACTCCCTGCATTAGATTCCATTCAAGAAGAACGTTATGGCAGAACAGGTCAGTCTCGTGGTTCTGCGGGTGCTGATGCTGATGTATTAGCACAAAGCACTAAGGGTGCGTTTGAGATGGCGTTAGAGAAGTCAGAAGAACGTCCTGAAATGATGGCAAGAAACTTTGCTGAAGGCATTAAGCGATTAATGTTGCATATCCATCGTTTGATCCTAGAACATCAAGACTTTGCACGCACTATCAAGCTTAAGAACGAGTGGATACCCATTGATCCTACGATGTGGCGTAAGCGTGATCGTATGGAAGTCACAGTCGGCTTAGGCACAGGAAATAAAGACGCTCAGTTAGCACGACTATGGGCATTAGCTGACAAGCAAGAACAACACTTGATGAACCAATCTCCTTTGGTGACTCCTGAAAACTTATACAACACTTACGACCGCGTAATCACTACTTCAGGGTTACGAGATACAGAGATGTTCTTCACTAACCCGATGACAAATCCTCAACAGCCTCAACAAGAGCAGCCTGATCCGTCTTTAGTGCTGGGTCAGATGCAAATGCAGATTGAACAAGGCAAGCAACAACTTCAAGCACAAAAGCAGCAGATAGACGCTGAGGCGAAAGCAAAAGAATTACAGCTTAAAGAATTCGAGGCGTCACTACATGAGCGTGAAGTCGCTCTTAAAGAATTTGAAATGCCACACAAACTTGAGATTGATGCAGCAAAAGTACCAGGACAGCAGAGTATTGAACAGCTTGCGATTGAGAAAGAGTTTGAGGCTAGTGAGAACCAAAGAGACCGAGAAGCAAAGCTTCAAGAAGCTCTCATTAAGCAAACAGGCGATACGGAAAGAAAAATATTAGACATACAGAATCAGGCAGAGCTAAACAGCCAATCTCAACAGGAAGCTGCGACCAAGCCAAAGAGTAAAACGGTATCAGGAACAATTGGAGATAGGAACTTCTCCGCCAAAGTAAAGGATGACTAAATGGCATTGATCACAGATCCAGATCTATTAGCAGATAGCGCTGCTGATGATAATTCAACAGAAGTATTTATTGATACATCTGCACTGACTATTAAGTTAAACACAGGTGTCGGCGATTTAATTGCTGCTGATGGTGTGACTGAGAAAGCGGTTTACTCCTTCCTAAAAGAAGCATGGAAGAATGACCCATTAACTAAAAACTTAGCGGCGTTTGACTTCCCAATGGTGCCAATTACTGACGAATTCTATGAGTTGGTTGATGGTTGGAACTGGGCAGACGCTGAGACTAGAGAGTCAATACGTCGAGGTGGTTGGTTAGTAAGAAACACATCAGGCAATGTAACTGAGCATTGGGCTGGACTTGCAATACTAAACGCAGAATCAGATGATCAAATTTATTACGATCAAGGCACAGGCGCTACAAACTTCACCTTCACGGGTAACACAGCAGAAGCAATTCAAGTTATTTCAGACCCCAACGGTGATGGCAACTATGCTGAAATGGTGCTGCTGATGTTGCGCCTTATAGCGGGATGTCGATTACCTTCTACACTACCCCTCAATCAAGAAATATTGGTGGTACTAATAGAGACTTTGGAATCATTATTGATGGCAACAACGGCACTAAGGCTCAGATATATGAGTATGTTGCATGGGCGTTGCGTCAAACTAACGATCAAGATGCAGGCGCAGGCTCATTAATTGGTAACGTAATGCCACAGCTTTTAGAGTTTGTTGGTAGCACGCTAAACACATTAAGCGCATCTTCAAATTACCAAGGTGGCGGCACAGGTGTTTACATTGATAACTTCTCTGCTGTTGATACTAATGATCTTGCATTCATTGATAATACAGGCACATCAAGAACATTCCCATTCGTTGCGGCTGGCAACTTCAGTTTCAATGTTAACTTGCAGAATGACTCTGCTGCTGAGTACTTTGTTTACTTCACTGATGGTGTAAATGCTGGAAGTGAGTACGGGAATACGGGTGCTGTTTTAGTTGATGATAATTCAGGTTCAGACTTAACAGGGCTTGTATCAAGCAACGCAACAATATCATTCGACTTTGATTACGACGGAAACAACCAAGCTGGAAGAACACCAGGGACAGATGCAAATGTCACAGCAGTTGCTATTGGATTAGATACAGGCCAGTACGTAAGAACAACAGGCACTATCACTCGATCTAACGCAAACGCAATCACATTCGTTGCTCCTGTTGAGCGTAACTACGAAAATGCCTAATGGCTTATGGCGATAACACAGTCGGCGCAACACATC